TATGCGGACCAACCGAGTTACGGCGACTAGGAGAGATCATGTACGTGGACGTATTCCGTTGGGCAGTAGTCATTCTGCTGGTCATCATTGCCCTTGTGTCGATCTACGGCGCAATCCTGTTGTCCCGTTTGCTGGATACCTTCCGTAGGCCGGTTGGCGGGCCGCCTGCTACTGGGACGGTGAACCCGCAACTATGAAGCGAGATGAGTATCCTGAGGGCTATGCGCAGGGATTCATCAAGCCCAAGGACGACGAGCAACGATGCAAGTACTGCCTGAAGGTTCTGACCGACGGGGACATCGTCTATGATCGTCATGACTGCCATCCCGCGCTCACGCTGATCCAGGGCGGGAAGCGATGACCATGTGGGAAGCGTCAATGATCTTGCTCCTGGGTATCATCGTGATCATCCTGGGCTGTATCCTCTGGCGACTGGACCACATTACGGCAATCGAAGGAGCGCCTGGCCGAGAGGGACCGCCTGGTCCACAGGGAGCGGTAGGCCCTCCTGGCCGGCCAGGCTATGAGATGCGGGACGAACCAAAGACCTTGCGAGACAAGGACATCGAGGACTGACATGAGGCTGTGGTTGCACCTTGCGATCCTGATCGGACTGTGGGGTGTGATCACAGTCTTTCGAGCCGAATTCACGCAGCCCTGGACGTGGACGTGGTATCTCGGAATCATCGCTGCCGCAGTGACAATGGTCATGGTGGGGTACGTGATGGGTAGGCACGATCTCTTGAAGGAAGGTGACCGTCATGGGCGGTCTCGGCATTAACGACTGGATCGACATTGGGCAGGCCGTGTTCGTCCTGGTCACGAAGCTAGGCCCTTTGGTTCTCGGTCTGTTCGGCTAGACTGCGATCATGGGAGCCTTCAAACAGCCCCGAAGGATCGAGGGACGAAATGACGTGCAGCGCTGGGGAAGACAGGCCAAGCCTGGCAATCTCCTTATGGCGCAACGCATGTACCGTACCCACCTGCAGGCCGAGTACGACGAGCGGCCAAGCAAGTTCGGACGGAGGCCAAAGGTGAGCGAACTCTGCAGGACTCAGGTATACGCGGGCAAGCGCCTCCCCCCAAACAGTCGCTGGGCCATGCTCATTGACGGTCGCCTCAAGATCGAGGACCTGGACGACGAGGAGCTGGCACGGGGCGAGCTACGAAATGTCAACGGACGCTTCGGTGGTAAGCAACCCCAGTGGGTACCCAAGCAATTCATCCAGGCGATGCAGCGGCAGATCATATCTCGAGCGGCCGAACGTTGGCACTCGAATCTCCTTGCCGCGCAGGAGCAACTCATCGCGCTGGGTATGGATCCGCGCGTGGACGCGTCGGTCCGATACCGCGCCCTTACATACGTGATCGAACGCTCCATGGGCAAGATCCCGGATAAGATCGAAATGTCTGCTACCATCAAGCCTTACGAGGAATTGCTCCAGGGCGTCACGGTAGTCAGGGACGTGGATATCATCGAAGGAGAGGTTGAGAACGATGGCAGTTCGGACACTGACGACTAAGGGCGGATACGTCTCCGCTGCCGAGGCGCAGGCACGGAAGCTCCAACGGGTACAGTCGAGTACCTATCCTGCCGATGCAAAGTCGGTCCCGGGCGGGGCTCACCCGAACCCCGGTACCGAACAGAGTGGTGGAGCGAACCTTCATGGTGGCAACGCTTAGTCAGCGTGCCGTCTTTGAGAAGGTTCGATTTCAACCCCACGCCGGCCAGCGGCCAATCCTTAAGTCGGACAAACGGTTTAAGGTTGTGGCGGCTGGCCGACGTTTCGGCAAATCTGAAATGGGCGGCAATGACCTGGTCCCGCTAGCGCTGGTGAGCAAGACGCGCGCCACCGAGCTGATCGATGCGGGCAAGCGGGATGAGTATTGGATTGTAGGACCCGAGTACTCGGACAGTGAAAAGGAGTTCCGCGTTCTGTGGAATGCCCTACGGCGACTTGATGTTCCGTTCGATAAGCCGGGGTCCTACAACAACCCCCTCACTGGAGACCTCCACATCAGCTTGTGGAATGGTGCGTTCCAGGTCCATGGCAAGAGCGCTAAGCACCCGGAAACCCTTGTCGGCGAAGGCCTTCGGGGAGTGATCCTCGGCGAGGCTGCCAAGCTGAAGGAACGGGTCTGGACTAAGTTCATACGCCCGACGCTCGGTGACTACCACGGCTTTGCCTGGATGACCAGCACGCCTGAGGGTAAGAACTGGTTCTATGAGATGTGGAAGCGCGGGCAGGATCCCAAACAGCGCGCGTGGGATTCGTGGCGGCGCCCAGCATGGATGAACCCCCACGTGTACCCTCTGGGCGCTACCGATGCCGCAATCGCGTGGATCAGGCAACTGATCGAAGGTGGCTGGGGAGTGAGTGACGATGACATTGAGGTCTGTGGAATAGACCCCGAGATCGCACAGCTCCTGATGGACCTGACCGAGACGATGTTCAACCAGGAGATCGGCGCAGATTTCAGTGAGTTCGTCGGCAAGGTCTTTGGGATGTTCGACGAGGAAGTTCACGTGCGGGACTTAGCATTTCAGCCTGGGTGGGAAACGTACGGCGCTGTGGACTACGGCTTCACCAACCCGAACGTGTGGCTCCTGGTGCAGATCGGACCGTGGGGCGAAGTCCATGTCCTTGATGAAGTGTACGAAAGAGGCTTGAGCCCAGAGGATTTCGCGGACGAGATCCTGCGCCGGGGACTCTGCCCAACGGGGACAAGGGCTTTCTACCCAGACCCGAGTAGTCCCGGCGATTCGGCTGTCCTAGAGAACCACCTAAAGGTACGGAGCAAGCCCAATACAGGTGGTGAACTCAAGTTCCGTTTGGATGCCATACGAAAGGTCTTGCGTCCGCAGCCATTACACCTGCCGGACGATCATCCCGACAAGCAACCGCTCCTGTTGTTCGACCGTAAGTGCAGGCATTCGATCGATGACTTTATGGCGTATCGTTACCCGAAGACAAGGGACGAGCAGGACAAGAATGCGCCGGAGAATCCTATGAAGGTAGACGATCACGCGCCTGAGGCTCTGGGCCGCTTGTTCGCCGGCCACTTCGGTATCACCACGAAAAGGCATGCGCGCCAATCGGTTGCACAGATGGGATAGACGATGGTTGCCACTTACACGCCGTACCAAACGGCACGCACGTTCGTTGACTCGCTGCCCTCCTGGATGAGTGTGGAAGACGGCGAACGTATCTCGGCGTACACCGTCTATGAGATGATGTACAAGAACATCCCCGAGACGTTCGCCCTCATGATGCGCGGCACGGAAGACAAGCCGATCTATGTACCCAGTACGCGGGCCATGGTGGAGGCGAAGAACCGTTTCATTGCACAGAACTGGAACTACTTCGTGGACCCCGCCGTCGGGACTACAGGGGATCAGCAGACTGTGCAGATGATGCTCAAGACCCTGTTCCGCCGCGAGGAGATGTATGCGAAGTTCAACACCAACCGACGGTGGGGATTGATTCGCGGAGATAGCATTTGGCACGTCGTTGCCGACGACACCAAGCCCGAGACTCAGCGGGTGAGCATCTATGAGGTAGACCCAAGTTCCTACTTCCCCATCGAGGACCCGAACGACTCGGCGAAGATCATAGGCGTTCACCTGGTGGACCAGATGGTGAACGACGACGATGAGGTGATTATCCGCCGGCATACGTACCGCAAGGACCCCGAGGCCAACGGTCAAATTTTTACCCAGCTAGCGTTTTTCGAGCTGGACGGCTGGGACGACAGATGGGGCAGTGGGCAGGAGCTCACCAAGGCAACTCCGCCCGGGACGTTGAGTGAAGCGCAGAAGCTCCTGATGACAGGGTTCTATCTGGACCCGCGCATTACTTCCTTGCCGATCTATCACGTGAAGAATCGCCGTGAGACCAACAACCCGTTCGGGGTCAGTGAGATTCAGGGAATGGAGCGCGTCTACTCCGGCATCAATCAGCTCATCTCGGATACCGAGCTGGGTCATTCGTTGGACGGCATCGGGGTGTACGTCACAACGAGCTCCCCTCCGATCGATGCGACGACGGGCGAGGAGCAGCCTTGGCGGATCAAGCCTGGTGGCGTGTTGGAGATCGACCCTGAGGCGAGCTGGGAGCGCGTCACCGGTATGACGCAAGTGCCCGGGTTGCAGATCGCCGATTGGCTGCGGGATTCCAGCCTTGTTGCCGCAGGCGTACCCGACATCGCGCTCGGCATGGTAGACGTTCATATCGCCGAGAGTGGAATTGCGTTGGCGCTCAAGATGGCCCCGATGTTGAAGCAAGCGGACGACCAGAATCAGGTCATCCTCGACGTCATGGACCACCTGATGTATGACCTGACCCACATGTGGCTTCCCGTGTACGAGGGAACGCCTGATCAGGTCGATGTCCTTACGACAGTCCAGGATCCAATGCCTGTGGATAAGCAGGCCGAGTTCGACCGGATCATCACGCTGTACAAGGAGGGCCTGGTCACCGGCGATTGGGCACGAGATCGCCTGACCGAGTTGGGATTCGAGGGCCTGGACAATATGGCCGCGGCAGTGATGGAGGAGACGGCAGCGAAGGCAGCCGCCACAGACCCCCTTGCCGCGAGGACCGATGCTGAACTGGCCGGTGGCACGGGCAATGAGCCGGCAGCATCCTCACTGAATGGCAGTTCGCCAGAAGGGGTTCCGGTGGCGTAATGCCCGGGAAGAAGTACGCCTCGATCAAACGACCGAGAGTGTATGAAGCACTGAAGCGCAAGGGCTACTCGAAGGAGAAGGCGGCCAAAATCTCCAATGCCCAAGCGCGCAAGGGGAAGTCGAAGAAGGGGAAGAAGCGGAAGAAGAAATGAACATGGGCCCAATCATCATCTGTGAGCATGACGACTTCTGCAAACGGCACCAGCGTCACGTGACTTGGTTCTGCATTGACTGCCACGAGGAGGGGCGAGATGGTCAACGAACGGCAACCCCTCATAAACTACCTGAAGGTCCAGGACAAGACTGACCGAGAGATGCTCCGTATGCTTCGGCAGCTGGATTCTGAGATCGCCTCGGAGCTACGGGGATTCGTTTCGCGGGTTGGACCAGGCGCGCAGGTCCGCGCGGCTCAACTCAGGGGCGTTCAGCGGGAGATCAGATCCACGCTCGCGGACTTTTACCGCCAGACTGGGCGCGTAGTCCAAGCGGGGCGTATGGATGCGTCTAAGGCGGCTGTCGACACCCTGTTCGACTACTCGAATGTCCTACGTAGGGCGGGATTATCTCCTGCCGAGATACAGGTTATGCGCAGATCGGCCGAACAGACGGCCAAGGTGGGCCTCCAACACGCGATGCAGCGCTATACGACCTCGAAAATCCCGTTGTCGCAACAGGTTTACCGCACCAGCGCGTTGACGAACGGCATGTTGGACCGCAGGATCAGCATGAACATAGCGCGCGGGTCCAGCGCACGCGAGTTCGCGGCTGACATACGGTCATTCGTCAATCCTCGGACCCGGGGCGGGGTACGGTATGCGTCAATGCGGTTGGCGCGCACGGAATTGAACAACGCCTTTCACGCGAGTAGCATATCCACTGCCGTCGAGAGTGACTGGGTTGAGGGCGTGAAGTGGAACCTCAGTCGAAGTCATCCCAAGGCAGACGAGTGCGATAGCCTGGCGCAGTCAAAACCCTTTCCGCCAAAGAGTGTCCCGAGCAAGCCGCACCCGCAGTGCTTGTGCTACCTGACCTTTGAGATTATGGATGAAGCCCAGTTTCAGGCCCTCGTCAAGGCGGGCAAGTACGACTAGACTGTGGACTACTAGGCACGGTCGTCCGATGCGCCGCGCGAAACATCTTCCGTAGCAAGGGATCCCGATGAGCCATCCTAACGTACCTGACCCCAATAACCCCGGAACCCCTCCGGGATCTCAGGATCCCAACAACCCCGACCCAGCCGGCCAAGGCGGCGGAACACCACCGCCGAATGATCAAGGGCAGCAACAGGATCCGCCCGATGACGACAGGGACAAGCCCAATCCCCTCCTTGCCGAGCTGCAAACGAAATACGCCCAGACCCAGCAGGCCTTGACTGAGGCACAGACCAAGGTCAAGGAGCTGGAGCGGGCCAAGCTGGACGAGAACGACCGCCTCAAGGCGGAACTCACAGACGCACAGGAGCAATTGCAGGAGGCCCAAAAGGCGTTGCAAGACAGGGCCATTGAGAACTCCTTCCTCATCAGCAACAAGTACACCTGGCACAACCCGACCACCGCTCTGCGGCTGTTGAACCGCGACGGTCTGAAGGTCGCTGAGGATGGTAGCGTTAGCGGTATCGATGCAGCCATCGAAGCCCTCAGCAAGTCGGAGCCATATCTCATCAAGGCTGAGAACAACGGCCACGGAACGGGATCCGGCCCCAAGGGGCAGACGGGCAATCAGCCAGGCGGCGGCGGTGGTGGCGGATCGAAGGATCAGGTAGACCGTAGAAAGCTCGAAGCGAAGTACCCGGCCATTCGCCGGTAGTCAAACATACAAGGAGGCGAAATGTCCCGGTTTGACAAGTACGAACCGTTTGCCGGTGGTTTCCGCGCGCCGCTCGCCGCTGACTGGAGTGTCAACGAATACAACACGGTCTTTGGCGTCGGTCTCGACGTAAACGGTCGAGTTGTCAAGGGAGCGGGCGTGACTGGCGTTCTCGGCGTGTTGGTACTGCAATCGAAGAAGGTCGCTCGGGACATCATTGACGTGATGACCGCGGGCGACATTGTCGAGTTCGGTGGGGGCGTGGCGGGTACCGTCTACTACGCTCACGCGACCACGGGAGCCATCAGCACAACCAACACAGGCACGCGAGTCGGACACACCGTCGAAGGCTCTCGCCTCGTCGTCCGAGTCGTCCCGCTGGCCGCGGCGTAAGGGAGGAGGAGTCCAATGCCCAAGGGTTACAACACTATTGGTGACATCCTCACCAAGACCGTAGACGGTCGGGACCTCAACGATCTGTGGGGCGAGTTCCAACAGGTCGTAGCGATTCACAACGAACGTCGGCAGACGATCATCAACCTGCTGACCTTCCCCGTCACGAACCTCATCGAGGACGTGCCGCAGATCACCAGCGACGATTTCGAGGAAGCCTCTGAGTTTGGCGTCCCGAAGTCGACTCGCGTGGCGCTCACGGCATTCCAGATGGCGTACACGTTCAAGTGGTACGACATCGCGAAGCGGTTCACATGGCAGTTCCTTGCCGAGGCACCCGCGGCTCAGCTCGAGGCCATTCATCAGCAGGTCCTCGAAGCCGACAACCGACTGGTGTTCCGCAAGGTCATGAACACCATGTTCCGAAACACCAACCGCAACGCGGACATCAACGGTCAGAACTACACCGTGTTCGCCTTTTACAACGCGGATGGAACCGTGCCTCCCGCGTACGGTCCCAACGAGTTCGACGGCACTTACACGCACTACCTCGTAAGTGGCGCTGCGACACTGGATTCCGGTGACGTGGAACTCATCATCAGCAAGTTCAAGAAGCTCGGATACAGCCGAGCCACGGGCGTCACGATGGCTATCCTCGTCAACTCTGCCGAGGCGGCTGTCATTCGTACCTGGCGGGCCAATGTCGAGAATGCGAACTCGGCTGTCGCGCAGTACGATTTCATCCCCGCCGCGACTCAGCCCGCGCAGATCCTGCCTACTCCGCAGGGTCTTATCGGGACACAGCCGCCGTCCACATTCCAGGGTCTCCCTGTCGTGGGCAGCTACGGTGACGCGCTGATCGTGGAAGAGGACTACATTCCGGCAGGCTATCTCGCTGCCTTCTGCACCGGTGGCGATGCCAGCCTGCAGAATCCGATCGGTATTCGTGAACACGCGAATACCCAGCTTCGTGGGCTCCGTCTGCTCCCGGGCGACAACACCGCATACCCGCTCACGAACTCGAACTACGTGCGCGGCTTCGGGACTGGCGTTCGGCAGCGTGGCGCAGGCCTGATCATGCAGGTCAAGGCCAGTGGTGCTTACGAAATTCCTCCGGCCTACGCTGAGTAGGAAGGTGGTGGAGCATGTCCGTTCAAATCACGATAAGCGTTGACGGCCAGAGTGTTTCAGATGTCATCTCTGACGGCAGCGACGACGTGCGGACCATGCTGCGGCAAATCCTCAAGAATCAGGAGACAGTAATGGCATCTCAGGAAGACCTCCAGCGCGAGGTCGATGACCTCAATTCGGCGCTGGCAACGATTGGTGCAGGCGTGAGTTCGCTCCAGGCGAACCTCCAGCTTGCCGCCGACGAACTGGCGAAGGGCGCAAGCGGGCTCAACGTCGACACTCTGGTATCCGCGGTCGACGCGGCTCAGAATCTCGCGTCCTCGTTCATCGTCCCTGCCGTCGATCCCGCAACGGAAACCCCTCCCGCGGAAGAGGTTCCAGCACCAGTGGAAGAGGCCCCGGCAGCAGAGCCCGTGCCGACTCCTTCGGGTGACCAGACCGGCGGCGAGGGCACCACGCCCGAAGCCGGCAGTGAGGTCATCACCGCCCCCGATGTTCCGAACATCGAGGCAACGACTGGTGAAGGCGCGGCCGATCCCAACGCGGTCGGTGGACCGCCCGCAGCGGGTGACCAGACGGGTACAGTGGCGCCTCCCGGCAGTCAGCTGTGAGCCGCCGGTTAGACCTCGACAACCTCACCAAAGGCGACGTGGCGTGGCTCATCTCGAATGGCAACGGTGCGGTAGTCGAGGAAGCAAAACGTCGGCGGGCCCACGTGGATAACGCGGAAGCGCTGAAAGAGGAAGAGGGACAAGACAACCCGCCTCCCCCCGCCGAGACAGTTCAACCGACGAGCGCGGAGAAGCCGCCGCCACCGCCACCGGGCTCATAGGTTGAGAGGCAACGGGCGCGTCCGACAGGGCGCGCCTTTTGTCTCACACCCGTCGTAGACTGGACCTGGAGGTAGGCACATGGCGCTCATTACTGAGAACGGCTGGCCACAGATCCCATCGGACCAGTTGGACCGAAGTCAAGTCCCCGGCCTAAGCATCAGAATCGAAACCGCGCCAGGGGATGTCAGCACACTCCTCCGTGCGTGGATGATCTGGTACGACCGCAACGTTGAGGACATCGAGGAAAACTTTCTACCGCGCGACGAATGGGGCTGGTCGGCCACCAACACCGTGTGGAACTCAAATCACTTGTCCGGCACTGCCGTTGACATCAATGCCACCAAGTACCCGTGGAAACGACTGGTCATGCCACAGCCCACTGTGGACCGCGTTCAGGAGGGACTGAGACTCTTTGAGGGAACGATCTTTTGGGGTCGTGCCTGGCAGGGCAGCCCCGATGAGATGCACTACCAGATCCAGGGCAACGCGGAACAGATCGCACCGTTCGCCCAGCGACTCCGCGAAGGCTACCTGAGTTTGTTCGAGCCCGAGAAGCCGAAGGACCCCAGAGATTTCCCGTTGCCAGAAGGCTATGCGTATGGCCCGCTTGACGGTCCAGTGTGGTCGGTCAGCGGCGAGTACGCCGCAGACAGTCGGGCCGCTAAGGACGGGCTTGGACGATGGCAAGAGGCAGTGGGAATCCCTGTCACCAAGGTCTGGGACGCGGGGACGAAAGCCGTTGCGACCCAGCTGCAAATCGAACGGAACTGGCCCGAGACACCGAGCCTTGGACGAGGGCTCATCTACAAGGGCGAGTGGGACGCGGTCATGCACGACGGCTGGAAGCCGGGCGCGGTCATCGATCCATACGGGGTCTACTGGGCGGATGTCTCGCAGTACCAAGTGAATTCGGTCGATGAGTCGTATGGGCAACAGTACGACTGCATTTCGTTCCGCGTCTGCACGGGCAATCAGATTGATGAACTGGCGGAGGCGAATTATGAAGCCGCGCAACGCCTTGCCAACGCGGGGCTCATTGATGTTATCATGCCCTATTTCTTTTGGCGGCCCGAACCCCAGCACCAGACTGAAAAGACCTTCCGCGACTGGATGGACGCCCATGGATGGCATGCTCAAGTGGCTGTGCTGGCAGACGTTGAATCTGGGTCAGGCTCCAAACTGGGTACGGTTACGGGCGATCAATCTGCCGCGGTTAACGGGATCCTGGAAAGGCTCGTCGCGCAACGATTCAACGGTGACACGCGTAAAGTCCGCGGATATCATAATGTGGTAGCCGATCCTGACATGTGGCAGACGCTTCCCCCGTGGCTCTTGATGATTCGACCTAACTACGGGATTCAGCCCGGGAAGAACAAACCCGCAGGCGCGCAGTACTGGGCTCACCAGTACACCTCGACAGCACAGGACATTCCGCCATGGAACGGCCGAAACGTCGACATGAATTTCTTCCCGGGTACGCGGTCTCAGTTCCTCGAATCCTTCGGTATGTCGGAGGAATCACAGACGCCTATCTCTCCATTGCCGATGCCGGAATCGCCCTTCGGCGACGACTTGCCGGTGCTGATCCTGAAGCAATTCGAGGCATGATGAGTAAGCGGCTGAATACCGTTACGGGACCAGGGATTACGACCTGGTGTCAGATGGAGTCGGCTGATCTCGGAGCAATGCGACGTGACCCCGCGTCGGGCAAGATCCTGAGTCTGATCGGCGACAACTTTAGGTACCGATACCTCAAGGGCGATTGGCGCTCGCCGTCCATCGTGATGTTGGACGATGACCACAAAGTCGTTGCGCTGCCTGATGGTTCGTCCTGGGTTAAGCAACTTTGGCCGTACCCGCACAATAACCCGGAGTTCTCGACTGTCCTTCCAACGGACTTCATCAAGCTGGGTGACTGGTGGTACGTACACGCCATGGTCACCAGAGGACTCGGCAACGAAATATGGACTGAGATACAGCGATCCAGGGATCTCATCAACTGGGAACACACTGGCGTAAAGTTCCCGACCTCCATGCACGAAGGCCGGTTCGTCATGTGGACCTTCGAGCTGTGGAAGGACGGGTACATCTATGTGTATTCGACGGGCGGTCTGGCGCGCAATAAGCCGATCATTATGCACCGTATTGCGGCCGATAAGTTCCCTGATCCCAGCGCATTTGAGCCCTGGGGTTGGACACCGGACCGTGGGTGGCAATGGGGTAACGATCCTACACCTATCATACACGGTGAATATGGAGAGCTCTCACTCAGAAGAGTGGGAGGAAGACTCCTGTTGTCTTGCTTCGATAAGGGAGCCTATGCCATTGTTGTGCGAGCTGTCGATGGACCCACAGACAACTGGCATGAGGCACCTATTGTCACCGCAGTAAGAGGATGCCCCAACCTTTTGATGGAGATGCTCGACAAGGACAACCTACTGACCCAACTCTACGGTGGGTACATCTCGCCGATGAGCGAATTACCGACCGTCAAACTTGCAGCGTCCCAATGGGTTACGAACGGTGACGACCCATATCATATCGTCATGTTCGAGACCCAGCTCCCCGTGGGACCCAAGGAAGAGGAGGCACCACCCGTGACTACGACAGAACCAACCCCCACCGCCGAGGCACCCGCGCTGGACAAGGTTGCAGCCGAGCTGTCCGCAAGCGGCGCAATCCCGTTGCAGTCCAACGATGAAGGCGAGCGCCTTTCGTTGCGTGGCGCAATCAAGGCCATACTCTGGAAGCTCACCAAGCGGCTCGACCTGGCCGGCCGGCCTATCCCTCCCGACCAACCGGACGACATCTTCGGCCAAATCCTTTCTCTCAGAGCCGAAGTCAGGCAGTTACGGGCGATTGTCGACGCAATTGCCCGCGACGGTGGCGAAGATCCCGACAAGGTCGTGGCTGATCGCGGTCTGTAGGGGCGTAAACGCTTTTCGTAGCAATTCGTACGTGGATAGCTATCAAGATGATCCAGCGCCACAGCAGAGGGGAGCAACCAACGCCGTAGCGCAGATAGACCGACTGAAAGCGAAAATTCGATGACAATTCCCAGCGGAACGCCCTATCAGGTGCCCGACTTCGGAAAAACGTTGCGCGACACGCTCATTGTGGCAGGTCAGCAGCAACTCCAGGGCGTCCTTAAGGAACAACCGTGGTACAAGCGGTACTCAAACACGTTGGTAGCCTTCTCATCTGCACTGACGGCGTTCCTTGTCTGGGCTGGCGGGAACTCAATCGCCTTGCCTGACTACGTGACTGTGGTAGTCGGCGTCTTGCTGGTCGCCTTGCAGACGCTAGGCATTCGAGCGACGCCCAATGGAGTGACGCCGTCCACGGTTCAGCAGGTCATCAATCCCCAAGTCTGGGACGCCATTTCAGCCGAGGCGGAGAAGTTCATTACGTCGCAACTTGAGGCCGCCTACTACGCCCAGCCGCCGACTCCATCCAGCGGTGAGCACCGTGCATAGGAGGATCTGGTGGTACAGCGTCGGCGTCGGACCGTATTTCCATTCAGTATCGACCCTGCCGGGCTCCTCACCGCCATCATCGTTTTGGCGTGGATGGGATCGTATGCGTATCAGTTCATTTCGCCGACCTGGGTAGCACCGACCAGTCTGGATCCCCTCATGTTGCTCGTCGCCTCAGCTTACATCGGCAAGAACACAATCCAGCAACGGAGTGACAGACGGCGAGACGATGAAGACGAGGTAGCAGAATGACAATCATCCTCTGGGTTCTATCCTTTGCCGTCGCAGTCGGCGTGGGTGTCTTCATGGGCTTCCTCTGGGGACGCGCGAACGCGCACAAGCACTATGCTCGTGTGATCGTTGACGACCGTAACCCAGTACCTCGAGTCACCGTGATACAGCGCGTGTTTGCGATTGTCATAGCCCTTATTGCCGTGCTCCTCGTCGTGCAAAACTCGGTCAACGCCGAGCGTGATAAGGATCAGGCCGCAGAGAACCGAGCAATCGCCGAAGCGCAGCAGCAATGCAATGCGGATCTGTACACCGCCATCAACGCGAGAAGTGAAGCGACACAACGGGATCAGCAGGCATTCTTAGCGCTCATCGAAACGTTGATTTCACAGCCACCAGACGCTCCTGATACGCAATCACGAGCAGCATTGCAGCAATACCGCGACACGATCATTGCAAGTAATGAATCACGAAAAGAGAATCCGTATCCTGAACCGAGGTGTGGTACCTAATGGCGGTTGATCAGTTTTCATACGCTGGACAGTGGG